TAACTTTACCCATTAAATTTTTTTTGTGTACTTCGTAACGAACACAAATTTTATTAATAAGACTATCAATAATTCTTGTGTTAGGTTTGGCAAATGAGTAGCTAATAATTCTTCTTGGTTTATAAGATTCTGGATCTCTTTTTTTACAATGTATCTTGGCTAATTTATAACCATTCTTAAATGCGTTCTTATATATTTTCTTTTCTTTTTTTGACAGATCACGATAGTGTCCTGCTTTCATAGCAAGTTTTATTTCAGTAAATATTTTATTTTTAGTCATAGATCCCCTACGTTTTCCTTCAGTTTTTTTTATATTAAATTAATAACTATTTGGCTGTCATTAATTCTTCTCTACATTTAGCAATCTCTAAAAATAAGCTATAACTTTCAGCTTTATATTTATTTGCCTTTTGAACTGTATGAACATATTTCTCACTTTTTTTTCTCTGCTTGTCCATCAGCTTCTGTAGATGATTCTTTTTTTCTATCATCTTGCTCCTTTATCACTTTTGTAAAATCAATTTTTAAATTACTGATTTTAATTTCTACAAATTCACCCTCGGTGCTAGGGTTTGCAGCTTTCTCCACGTCATCAAAACGTTCTTCTAGTATAAAACTAGCCTCACCATGTTTCAATCTCTTATACTTATCCATTTTTATCCTTTTTGGCAACCTCTTTTTTGTGTATCTCTCTGGTCATTTTATTGTACACACTCATGTCTAAATAGTTGTCTGCTTTGAAATTTTTTGTTGATCTATATAGCTTTAATCCCATCATTAACTGTCCTACTTGATGAGGTTTAATTCTTTTCTTTAAGTTGTCAAACAATATCAATGTAAACATTTCTGCTAATAAGGTAAAGTTCTCTTGATAATTTCCATAATCTTTTTGGCGATCATCAATAATTTTTTTCTCAATTTCTTGATCAATGTCTGTGATTTTTTTGTCCATATTTTTTGGGTGTCTCGGGGAAGAAAACTACCGAAAGGGAACTAGAAAGAAAAACTCCCCCAAGACTAATACAAATTAATTAAAACTTGTATGATGGTTTATTACCATAACTAGGTTTGCTTTGAAACCCTTTATTTTGTGGTGCTGATGGTTTATCATCACCAGAACTAGGTGGTGTCATTTTAATTGTGATACCGGTAATATTACCTTGTTCATCTAACTCGTTCCATCCAGCTTGATTGTGCCAAACGTCTCCTATCTTAACACCGATAGTCCATTTCTTACCCTCTGGTGCTTTTAGGTTTGGTGGTGCTACCCAATCTGGTTGGTTCTCTGCGTTCTTGTTTTCGTTTCTAACCAAATTACACCATACTGTATCTTCACTCATGTTTACTCCTTTGTTATCGTCAGCTTTTACTGACCATTATTTAATTGCAACTCTCTAGTATCAGCAACATCTTTTATTTGTTGATAAACTTTAGTGTTGTTTTTTATTAGATATTGAATGTGATTAGAATACTTCTCTGCTAAAATATTAAACTCTTTTATATTTTTAGCTGACTTAATCTCATTCTTTATATCTTCTACTTCAATACTATCATCAGTATAAGTAGGTTCTTCTATAGATTGCTCTACAGAATTTTGTTCAAAGGGTTTGGCTTCATAGCCATCCTCATCTTTGATACCTGTTTTAAGATTTAGTAAATTTAGGAACGCATACTTTCTTGAGTATGACATGGCATTACCAGTTCCAAACTTATCTAGGTTTCCAAATGCTGAACACCCATCAACAAGTATATGTTGGGTTGGATCATCAACATCATAAACTCGCATGGTACATACGACCATTACTTGTTTTATATTTGGTACAATCTCTGTCAGATAATTACAGGTCGCATACAAACCATTGTCTAACAAGGCTTGTGTTGCTACTTCTTGTACACTATCGTGGAGTAAGGGTGCAAAATGCATCCCATTTGCTTTTGTACCTTTTTTTACAGACCCTGCACTTAAACAGGCATCATGTAGTTTTTGATATATATTTCTTTTAATCATTATTTAGTTCCTCACAGTTTTTTTTATTTATTTCTTTTTGCCAATCAGATTTTTTTTCCACAACCCATACATAAGAAGAAACTATTGTATTATCATTAACAGTACATTTCTTCCCAAATACAAATTTAGTTTTTGATTCTTCATGTGCAAATGCACTTGTTGTCATTATTAAAGACAACAATAGTATCATTATTTTATTCATGTTTTATTCCCCATAGGTTAGTTATTAGTTTTAATTGTTCTGGTGCTAGATCCTTATAATAAAAAGGATGATACATGTCTGGCGGATCGCACATTAATGCGAGTTCAGATAGACTTCCTTTACAGAACATAATCATACGTTCCCAAAGTAAAATCTTATCAACCATTTTATAGTAAAGAAATTCCAGATGGTCTTTCTTCATCAACTCATGTGTATTATCAAAGATAATGTGTTCCTTATCATTAGTATAAACTAAGTAAGGTATCTTCTTGGTACACATATAGTAGAACGAAGTCTGTGTAAGGTTATCTGTTGTAGGTTCAGTTGGCAATGCTTGACTACTCATTGTCCACTCTTCCTTGTTCTTAACCTTTCTAATATTGGGTGGTTTAGTTTTTAATTCAATCATTACTTTGTCTGTAAGATAATCTACCTTACCTAAAATATCTTTTATCATTGTCATTTCTTTTTTTCTTACATGATACTCACAAATTAAGTTGTCATCTTTAACAATATCTTTAACAACTTTTTCTGTAACACCTATACAATCAATCGCATACTCAACCATTTTTTCTCTGGCGAATTTATCTTTGTTGTCTACAGGTGGTTTTTCGTTTATCATGCCGAGTTCTGTTTGAAAAATTTTATTAAACTCTCTATCCCATTTAGGTTCTTTCATGGTAGATGTTTTCCAAATCTCATGTCCAATTAATTTTTGTACTGTGTTATT